GCTCTTGCAAAAGGTTTTGACGTACCTGATGTGGGTTGTATTTGCGATGCTCGTCCTTTGCGCAAGTCGCTGTCTACCGCCATCCAAATGTGGGGTCGAGGTCTACGCTCGTCACCTGAGACTGGTAAGCAAGATTGCCGACTGTTGGACTTTAGCGGCAACATCATTCGATTCTTTGAAGACTTCAACGACATCTATTTCAATGGCTTGGCTAAGTTGGATGATGGCGACAAGTTGGACAAGAAAATTCGCACAGCCGAGGAATTTGAAGCTAAGGGTTGCCCTCGTTGCAGTTACAAACCATTCCACAAGCGATGCATGTCATGTGGTTTTGAAAAGATAAGTCATGCATTGATTGAATCTCAAAATGGAGTTATGAAAGAGATTTTTATTGGTGAAGGCAAGAACAAAAAGAAGCTTGCCGACAATGCCGAGCACCTCTGGCACCAAGTCGTTACCTATGCACGCATGCATAGCAAGGCCGAGAACCAGCAAGGGCGTGCCTATCATTTGTTTAAAAAGATCACAGGGCAAGATCCTGTATGGCGTTTTACAACTGCTCCTAGTGTGGAGATTGGACGCAACGTAATTAATAAAATAACGCAGATGAATGTGGCGTGGAAGAAGGGAGTAGGAAAATGAGCTTTATTGATTTTGCAAAATCCTATGGTTTGGTTATTGATCAAGCAAAGCTTTACCCATCAGACTTCATAAAGCGCTGCGGGACAGTAGAGAAACCCAGATCACAGAATGGCTCGTATTTGTGGGATGGTCAGCGAGGATGGATATTTAATTGGGGTGAAGAGGCTAAAGTAATTTGGTACAACGACCCTTATGCAAAGCCATGGACTGACGAGGAAAAGCGTGCTTGGGCAGTCAAGCGTCAAGCTCAACAATCTGAACAGCAGCGACGTTATGACCAAGTGGCTTTGCAGGCAGACATTGTCTTGCGATCAGCTAAGAGTGCAACACATAGTTATTTGCAGATCAAGGGGTTCAATGACCTTGAGGGTTTAGTTATGAACGAGAAATTGCTGATACCTATGCGAAACGTAACCACCAACAAACTGCAGGGGTATCAGGAAATCTATTGGGATGCTGAAGCACGCAAGCACGAGAAAAAGATGCTATTGGGTATGCGTGCTAAGAATGCGGTGTTTTACATTGGCGACAGGCAGAGTGAAGAGGTGTGGCTGGTGGAAGGTTATGCGACTGGTTTAAGTCTGCACCACGCCCTTAGAAGCTGTGGGTTGAAGGCATCGGTGGTGGTGTGTTTCAGCGCCAGCAATTTGATTGCTGTGGCGGATCAGATCAAGGGTAATCGGTTTGTCTTTGCAGATAATGATGAGTCTAGGACTGGCGAGAAGTCTGCTGAGGCTACTGGACTGCCTTGGACGATGGCTAATACAGTAGGTTGGGATGCCAACGACTTGCATCAAAAGGAAAGCCTATTTGCTATTGTTGCAAAGATCATGGAATTAAAAAAGGGTGTGTTGACACGTCTTGAAACGTGTTGATAGAATCCATACAAACGTCGGATTGGAACCCCGACGTACAAAGCTGTTAAGTCAGACTCCGACCCCAAGGGGGTATGTTCCCTTCAAAAGAGGGTGCGGTTCCAACGGGGTCTGTCTTAACAGCTTTTTTGCTTTCTGTTCCCGTACTCCGCACGTTAGCAAGCACCCCAATCGTGGTGGCGCGGAAGGAAAGCGTAACTGGTATGCCGCAAGGCTAGGGGGCAGTTCCCGAACAATCCAGTCGGCTGGTCGAATCATCAAGCCGAGGGGTTAAGGCAACTTAACATGATGATCCTGTTTACAGGGGTGAAGCACCTTCTCCTTTCTACCCTACTTAGTGGGGTAGGGGGGTCTTTGGGTGAAAGGAAAGGAAGGGGAGGGAATCAAACCCCATGTTAGACTCTTCAATCATTACAGGAGATTTGCATGGACAGTTTAGAAGAATTCCACTATTTCAAAACCCAAATTTATTCGATAGTCAAGCCTGAGTTCTTGGAGTCAATTCGAGAAATGTCTGCTATGCATTTGGATTATTCAAAGAGGACGATGAAGAACAGCAATCCAATGACTGTTATGACTGGTAATTTTTCTTTGGAGCCATGGGCAGCAGACTTTGCACAGTATGTCTCTCAGACAGCATGGAACATATTGAATGCACAAGGTTATGGCATGGACAAGCTGGTGACTTACTTCACAGAAATGTGGACGCAAGAGCACAACTTTCATTCAGCAATAGACACCCATGTGCATGGTGGAGGAGCGCAAATTAGTGCGTTCTATTTCTTGGAAGTTCCAGAGAATGCTTGCAAGCTGATCATTCATGATCCTCGACCTGCAAAGGTAATTATTGATTTGCCAGAGAGGGACGACAACAAAGTAACGCCAGCATCTCGAATGATTGTGTTTACACCACAAGAGGGGACATTGTTTTTTGCGCCGGCGTACCTTCCCCATCAGTTCACTCGCAACTTAAATCCTGATAAGCCTGTAAGGTTTGTTCATATGAACATAGCTGTGACTTTGGCGCCAGAGCCTGAGGTAGAGATCATATGAAGTACAGAGTCAGATACAACAAAATGGCAGGCACAAGAGGGACTGTAGATCACAAGTGGCGAGTGTTTGATGAGACTGGCAAAGAATGGCTGTGTAAAGCAGTGGTGATTGAAGTTCCTGCATGGACAGAAATAGATGCCAATGGTCATGACTGGAATTTTGCCTGCGATGGGCAAATGAAAATTGCAAAAGAATCTTCAACAGTTTTTATAATAAGTCTCTAATTTTGTGTTAGACTTTTAACTCTACAAGGAGGTCAAATGAGACTGATGACAGAAGAGGAAACAGAAATATTTGCTCAAAAGCATGCAAGGCGGCGCAAGACGTTTGAAGATGAGGGATTGAGTCCTAATGATGCATGGGACTTGGCAGACAAGTTATGGGAGAGAGATCTTGATCTTGGTGACAAACGTAGGTTGTGTTTTGAGTGCAAGAAATACAACAACGAAGATAAAACATGTGCAGTTTTGTTGGATGGTAATAAGAAGCCACAACGCCCAGTCAGATTTGTATTGCAGAACTGCCCTTGGTTTGTTTTAAGAGGGGCAAAAGCATGATTGCCAAATGCATTGGATTGAGTTTTGTTTGTGGATCTGTTGGTTGGAACGGATTGTTTCCTGCTGATGCGTTGCCACCAACACCCTATCAATTCAGAGAAAGCGCAAAGCAAGCATCTGTCAGTGCCATGTGCAAAAAGAAACCCAAGAGCAAGACGGCAAAAGATTTATGTAAACGATGGGGAAAGAATATATGAGAGTTCTTGGAATTGATCCCGGTTTGTCGGGCGCATATGTCCTGCTGGAAGACGGCGCACCTATTGAGTGGGAACGCATGCCAACCTACATGGTGGGTAAGAATAACCGAGTCAACACCGCTGCCTTGGCATCTCTGCTTCGATTCCTTTACATCGACAAAGCTGTGATCGAACAGGTGGGTGCTATGCCGGGTCAAGGCGTGACATCCATGTTCACCTTTGGACATGCTGTGGGAAGCGTTATGGGGGTGCTAGGAGCGCTTGAAATACCTGTGAGCAGTGTTACCCCTCAGGTATGGAAGAAAGCCGCTGGAGTCAACGGCAAAGACAAAGACGAGGCAAGATCAAAAGCGCTGCAGTTATGGCCTCAATGGCGTGAACTGGACAAGAAGGGTGCAGGGCAAGCATTTGCTGATGCCGCATTGATTGCGAGGTTTGGATCATGAATGAAAAATCGATTAACGATGCAGTGGACTACTTGTACACCCATGGTGCCAAGTATGCTGAGGCAAAAGCTCATAGGGTATTTTTGGAAGAATATCGCAAAAGTCAAAAGGCGATGCTGATGAAGGCGGCGCAAGCTGATGGAAGATCTAAGACAGCCGCCAGCGCGGAGATTGAGGCTTACGCAGACCCAGCGTATGTACAAATGCTGGAGGGGCTACAAGCTGCTGTAGAGAAGGAAGAGGCACTTAGATGGGGGTTGGTATCAGCACAAGCTCGAATTGACGTGTGGAGGTCGCAGGAAGCCAGCAATCGAGCATTCGACAAGGTGGTGGCATGAACAAAATCAAACTTAAAATTGTTGAAAGAAAAAACGGCATTTTTTGGGTTACTGCAAACAACACAAATTTTGAATTGTTAAGAACGGGAGATGGCGACAATGAATATCTTGAAGTTTTTCCTTATGAATTTCCATTTAGGCCAATAACATTGAAGAATAGCGATGTCTCTATGGATTTATTGGAAACATTAGTCGCAAAAGAATTGGTGGATTACACATGCCATCTAATTGACTTATGAACGGCACCTACAACAAGGATGAACGTGCGTGGGTACAGTTGGTCAAAGAACAACCCTGCTCAGTGTGTGGAGCCGCTGGACCTTCGGATGCCCACCACATCAAGCAGGGCAAACACTACACCTGCGTGGCACTATGCAAGTCATGCCATCAGGGTTCAATGATGGGTTGGCATGGCAACAAAAGAGCATGGGCACTTGCCAAAATGGATGAGCTTGATGCCTTAAACGAAACTCTGAGAAACATAAGTACTACTAGTCTGACTAGTAATTAATGCGAACAGCATTAGGGTTTTTTCTTTAAAAATAATTTGCTAAATGTTGACAGACTCTAACTTCGTGTTATAGTTCTCTCACTGCAACGACGCAGGTTTAAAGGAGATTCCAAATGATCACAGAAACACAAGCCACCATCCAAGCACTCGCCGCTGTCGAGTCATTCACCAACGACATCGATGCATTGTTTGTGCTCGACCAGCAAGCCAAAGCATTGGCAAAACAAGTTGAGGCAATGAAGCATGCCATTGCCAACAAATATGGCGAGTGTGCAAAAGATGCCAATGGCGACGACATCCCACATCAAGGCGAACTGCATTCTGTAACTGTCAAGATGATTGCTGTCAAAGGCACTGTTGACTACAAAAAACTGTGCGTCGCTTACAAGATCCAAGACGACGTGCTTGACACCTTCCGCAAAGAAGGTCGCGCTGACATTCGTGTAACACCAGTCAAGTAAACCAACTGGGGCTTCGGCCCCTATAAGGAGAACACAATGAAATATGTTGTCATAGCAAGTTACCGCAAACCAACTGAACCAATGAGTCGTCAGAATGCTGTGCACTTAATCAAACAGCTTCGCTCACAAGACATCAATTGCCACATTCAAGAAGTTTGCAATAAGTCCGATGAGGCTTGGCAACACAACGCATCATTCAATCTTCAGTTTTTAGGTGCACAACCAGCAAAGTCTGGCGAAGATTATTAAACCAACGGGGGCTTTGTCCCCCACAAACAAAAGGAAATATCATGAAAGACAAAGCAGAATGCAACATGCAAGTTGTTTATTATTACAACGAAATAATGTATGTGCCCCACTATCAAAATAATAGTTTTTTTGTTGGCCCCGGATATCCAACCCACAACAAATTCCGATACTCGGCACATGATTTGATACAAGCAGGTGCAAGAAAAGATGTTTACCCGTTGTGGTCGCGTGGTATTTCAAATCCAATTACTGACAAAAACCCATAAAAAAAGGGGCTACGGCCCTTACGAAGGAACAATCATGTTTGAAATTGAACACTACAAGAAACCTACAGACTGGGCGCAGGTTGCAATGTTAGTTGTGTCTATCATTGCCATAATCGTGGTGGCATTAGACATATTTGTGTGGAGGCCATGATGGACTTGTTGACCACTATAGTCAGTCTCTTTGCAGTGACAATAGTTATCAGCATTTTTTTGGTGGTTACTTTATTTTGCGTAATCTACGCAATCCTACACTTGGAAGGGCAGGACAAATGAAAATTGATGACGATGCCAAATTTATCAGGGTAATCCAATTGCAAGAACGATTGGATGAGGTCGCACTTAGGTTTCTTGCAAAGCTCATTCGAGATGATGGCAAAGATGTGGCTTTAAGCATTGCCACCAATCTGGCGGTCAACTTGCTTGCATTTAGCCTTCAAATTCTGGACGACGTAGGCGCAGAACAGGACGACTACATGCACCTTGTGCTTAAAAGACTTGCAGAAGCTTATGAGCATGGCAAGGCAGGAAACAAGACAGAAGAAGTGATAGCCAAGGCAAAACACAGTTCAGGTGGTGGCGATACTTGCCGACCATTGCATTAAGAATGTAACAAGCTAACTTTGTGTTATAGTTCTTTCACTGCGACATTGCAGGTTTAACAGGAGAAGATTATGGAACTCGAAATTGCACCAATCAAGACCAATGAAGACACACGAGTAATTTACATCGATCGCTACGACGATAAATTTGCTTGGTTGAGCATACAAGTGAGCGGTGGTGGCGCCAGCGTCACCATGACTTTGGATCAAGCAAAGCGTGTGATTGCTGGATTGACATCAGTTGTTGAAGCCATGGAGGCAGCATGACACGCAAACAAACGATAGCCAAGCTGGTCGCCAAAGACAATCAAGAGCCAACATTCAGAATGCCCACTGAGGTACATGAATGGATAGAGCAAGCCAACAGCTTGATCAAGTATCAGAAGACAGAGATCGCCGACCTCAAGACCGAAATAAAAGAACTGAAGGCATACAAGTTGTGGGCATCCAAAAGACTTACTGAATCAGACAGAGATTGATATACTTCAGTCCAGCACTGCAACATGTGCGCGAAAGGACTGAAATATGACCGATGCATACAAAATAGCTAATACCTCATCTAAAGTAGACAAACTTAGAGGAGAGTGTCATGGCTGAAGGTAAGAAGACAGGCGGCAGGGTAGCAGGAACGCCCAACAAGGCGACAAACCAAGCTCGACAGGCCATAGCCACATTTGTTGATGGAAACGCTCACAGGCTCACTGAGTGGCTTGACCAAGTAGCACAGGGTGTAAAGACTGAAGACGGTGAGTACATGGTGCCACCCAACCCAGCCAAAGCATTCGACATGTTCCAGAGTGTGGTTGAGTACCATGTACCTAAGCTGGCAAGGACTGAGGTGGTTGGAGATCCTGATGCACCAGTGAGGGTAGAGGGAGCCTTCGATATCTTTGACGAGGTGCTCAAGCTTTACGCTGCACAGCGACTAACAGAATGAACGACATTGTCAGCGTCCTGTCGAGCAAAGAGATCCGAGAGAAGTTTAGGAGGCTTGACCCACGCGAACAACTGACGTTTCAATGGCGTGCTGACTGGAACAAGAAGGCGCATAAATTCCAGTTGGAGCCACCGGGTGACTGGACTGTATGGTTGATGCTGGGTGGACGTGGATCGGGTAAGACACGCACCAGTGCTGAGACACTAGGATATTGGGCGGCAAGTGAGGCGAATACACGCTGGCTGGTATCAGCACCCACCAGCATGGACTTACGCAATACCTGCTTTGAGGGTGAGTCAGGATTACTGGCGGTGATCCCTAAAGAACTAGTGGTGGACTACAACAAGAGCCTGCATCAGATCAAGCTGTGGAATGGCTCATTGATCACAGGCATACCAGCGTCAGAGCCTGAGCGACACCGTGGTGGACAGTACCATGGGGCATGGTTGGATGAGTTGGCTGCGTGGGACTACATCCAAGACACATGGGACATGATTCAGTTTGCCGTGCGATTAATGGGTAAGCGCGGTACAAAGATCATTGCATCTACTACGCCCAAGCCAAAGCCACTGATCATGGATCTCATAGACAGAGATACTGATGACGTGGTGGTGACGAGAGCCAGCACCTATGTAAACATTGCCAACCTTGCGCCGGCGTTCCAAAAGCAGATCCTGCAGTATGAGGGCACTAAGCTTGGTGACCAAGAGATCCACGCCCAACTGATTGATCCTGAGTCAGGTGGCATTGTGAAAAGGGAATGGTTCAGACTCTGGCCTGATGGCAAGCCATACCCTAAGCTGGAATACATCATTCAGTCCTATGACTGCGCCACTAGCGACAAGACATACAACGACCCAACTGGATCTATAACCTTGGGGGCGTTTAAGCCCATGGATGGCGGCATGAGCGTGTTGATCCTCGATTGCTGGCAGGAGCACCTCCAGTATCCTGACCTGCGCCCCAAAGTGATTGATGAGTATGAGACTGTTTATGGCGAGGGCAAAGACCGCAAGCTGGTGGACTTAGTGCTGGTGGAGGACAAGAGCGCTGGTATCTCTCTGATTCAAGATTTACAGAGAGCACATATACCAGTGCATGCCTACAATCCGGGCAAGGCTGACAAGATCCAGCGCTTGAGCATTGTTGCCAACATCATTAAAGCTGGGCGAGTGTGGGTGCCTGAGAGTGGTAAGAACAAGGGGTTTGTGCGCGACTGGGCTGAAGGTATGGTGAGTCAGATCTGCTCATTCCCTGAGGGCACAGCACATGATGAGTTTGTAGACTGCATCAGCCAAGGTCTGAGATACTTGAGGGACTCAGAGTGGATCAGCATTGACGCACCACCACGCGACGAGATCTTGCCTGAGGACATCAGCGATGCAGAAATATACAACATGAGAGGTCGAGAGAATCCGTATTCAGCATAACCAAGTGGAGTTTAACTCCACTCATTTTGATAAACAAAGGGGCGATCATGAGTGAAGAGGATTACATGTATGTCGAGCAAACAGAGCAGTCCTATCAAAGGATCGTTAACATGGATGGAGTCAGAACAACGGTGTGCGAAAACCGATTTGAGATTGCCACCCTTACCTTTGCCGAAATCAACGAGAACACGGCGATACATATGCTCAAGGACTGGATCAGGTGGCGCAAGCATCAAGCGGAGTTGCGAGAGCCTAGCAGTATGTCAAGGTGATGGTCGTTGCGACGATTGCCCATCGATAGGATAATGGTTGAATGAACAAGTCAATTGCCTAAACTCAATAAGGCCAACAACAGAAAGATCGATATGTTTAACTATTCTAATTTTTTCAAAGGTCCTTATTCTAGATTTTTGAGTCCTAATCTCAGACTTCAAAATCAGGGCAACTACACACCTCAAGGTACATCACCGCTAGCCCCTGTTGAGGTAGAAACGCCAATGCCCGGGCCAAGATTACCTGCAGATTATGTAACACCATTACCAAACAAGCCTGAGTATCCGACGGGCGTTGGGTATCCTATGGAACCTAGAATACCTGATGAAAGCATGTTTAAGCCCCCTGTGTATGAATCAGGAGTTGGATATCCTATAAAACCCGAAAGACCGATATTTGATGATAATGTTTCGGCGCTGGATTCTTTAAGAGCAGAACCTCTTGATCAAGGTACAAATAACCAGCCTTTTGATTATGGACTTTTAGTGGGTAATTCAGGTTCCCCATCACAAACCACAAGTAACCAACCTTTTGATTATGGACTTTTAAGAGGTAATACACCATTACCGACTCAGACTAATGAGCCTATGGGTAATTCAAATATCTTTGGACAAGATAGATTTATTAATGGAACATTCCTGCCAGCTAATTTTTTACAAGGCAATCCTTCAGGTGGATCTAATTCTAATTATTCATTTCCTACGCCACCAGAAATGACACGCGATCCAATACCAGAACCAGATACTGGAATGTTTGGAGGTGTAGAACCTTTTCCATCGATGGAAATTCCAGAAATGACAGACCCTATTAACTCTAATTTTTCTGATGAAGATGAATTAAATCAAAAGAAGCAAGCAAATAGTGATGAATACTCGTATCAAAGGCCTATCATAGATCCAGATCGACGTAATCGTCCTCCTCCACCTATGGGTAACGATTTTACTGAACAGAGGCGTTCTGATGGTCCGGGTTATGGTCGTCCAGACCCAATGCCCTTTGATTTTCCTAGACAAGAACCTATCATAGAACCAGATCGATTTGTGCTTCCTCCTCCACCTATGGCTGATGGTGGAAAAGTGCCATCAGGCCCATCCCCTGAGATGCTTGCCAAGTTGATGCAACTAAGGGATCAACTTAGACCACTTGCTGAGGCCAATGAGCGCCGCCAACAGGGCATAGCCAACATGGAGAAAGCCAATGGCCCATTGAGGTTGCCAACAGATCAAAAAGCTCAAGGCGGCAACGTAAACGCATTTGATTACGAAAACCCAGAGCATGTTCAGGCCATAGTAGGTAATCTTGCGCAGCACGGAACCTTGAACAAAATTCCTAATGTGGCAAAACATTTAGGTGAAATACTTTCAAGTGGCGACTACCGACATATGGAAGATCCGCGAGTTCAAGGTTCATTACGCAAGGCAGGACACACTGGATATTACGCATTAGAAAAGACTGGTAAAAAACTGCACCCTTTGCCACCCGCATATGTTGCACGCAAGGCGATGGGGTAAATCATGGACACACCAGACTTAGCTCAATTACGATTTAAGATGAACCAAAGAGCCAACCCTGCATTGATGAACAATATTGGTATTGATGAGGCGTTGGACATGAGTCCAAAGCAATTTATTAACCCTGAGCCAAAGATAAGTGGCGGGTTACCAGTTGGCGGTGTAGATAAAGTTGGTGGTTTGCCTATTGGTGGTGTGGATCAAAGTGCGGCTCCCGGCATGCAATTTGCTCAACAGACTCCACAACAACCTCAGCAGAGTCCAGACGCTCCACAAGGCGGTTTAGCGCCACAAAACGGTCAACCTCCATCGGCTGGTGCTAGTTCTCCTGCGCAGCAGCAACCTCCTAGCAACATGTTAAGTTTGACACCACAAGGTCGAGCACTAGGAGCGATGGCACCACAGGGTATGGCAAAAGGTGGCAGTGCAAAATCTAGCAAAAAGCCGTATGAAGAGATTGGCAATGACAAGCGTGTGTTGTTTCGGGGTGAAGGATATGGAGATACCTCAGGCATCATCGTTCCCCGCCACATGTGGGAAGGCAACAAAGCCTCAGGTAACAAGAAAATTATTGGCATGGACGAGATTAATAAAGCTCGCGCCAAAGTTTATGGAGAAGAAAACCGCGACCCCTTGCACATTGGTCAGGTGGGCAGATTACATAAGAAAATTCTTGATGAACACTTTGCTAAACCTCTGCAAGAACAAATGGCTGCAGAAAGAAATGCATTGGCAAAGCTTAAAGAAGCCAAGCACATAGGTCAAAGCGCCGACACATTGGATAAGAGCGAGAAGCTTGACACCGTGAACCACGAGTACGACGACCAAGGCCGTTCATATAAAGGCTTTGCATCTAAGGGTGTAGCTGGCAGTTCTTTGTACACCTCAGGTCATGGTGACAACCGCAAGTTCCACATGATCAATACTTGCCCCGGTCAGACTGTTGGCTGTGGTGGTGGACATGATGAGAATGGCATTATTGACACCATGAAGGGTACTTGCTTTGCGCCAAATGCTGAGTCTCAGTATGCCGCCGCATCTGTACGCCGTGCTGCTCATGAGCAAGCCAAGCATGACCCAGCAATGACTGGTGACTGGATTCTTTCTCACACAGGCTCACTGCGTGATGCGGCAAGAGTTGCCGATAAACAAAACAAACGCTTATTGTTTCGACCAAACGTAGTGGACGAGACTGATGTGTCATCACGCCATGTTCTGCGTCATTTGAATGAACAGCGTAAGGCTGAAGGCTTGCCACCGATCACCGCCAACTCATATGGCAAGACCAACGAGTTGCACGATCCTGAAAATGGTTACTATGTAACTCACTCTAATGTTGGTCCAAAAGTTAAGCTGGGAGCAGAGATTAAAGACAGCATCGGACGCGACAAAGCTCGTGTGCGCAATACCATTACAGCAACTGATGCCTCAGGTGAAGACTTTAAAAACGAACAAGGCAACAAAACACCACCCAAGGGTTCCTACATGGTGACCGACGTAAAGCGCGGCTCTCAGTTGGGTAAGGACATGGCAAAACACATTACCCATGCCAAGTACTGGACGACTGGCAGAAACCAGAATGAATTGACAAAAGAAGAGCGTAGCGAGCCAGAAGAGGCGCATTACGGCCCCAAGGGTGACATGACCACCGAAGACAAAGCGCACTATGGTCACACCACTTTGAATGGCAAGCGATATGACTATCAAAAGCAACACATCTTGCATCCACGCTTGGTACAGGTTGGACACAATGATGATGGCACGCCCCACATGATCCCGACTGACTCGCGGTTTAAGGATGAGGATTTCTTGCCAAAGAATCGTTATGTGTCAAAAAATGGCAAAAAAGTTGGTCATATTTTGATGACAACTCCAACTGAATCAACTAGCACGTTGGGTGCCCAAACATCGTTCACACACCACGTTGGCGTTGAAGATCTTGAGCATGCCAAGCAAAACAAGGGAGAATATCAAATTGATCCTCCTAAAGCGCAAGAAGCGGCGGCGGGTAAAGAGTATGTTGAACCTCAACCAATGGTGGTTTTGAAGAAGCCTAAGAAATTTGCTTTGGGTGGAGTTGTTGTAGAGAACAATGACGATCATTTAAATGATGATGATTTTCATGCATTCCCAGAAAGAAACTTTGCTGCACAGCACCACTTATCAAAGCGCATGGGCATTGAGGATGTAAACCAATTGCACCCATTTCAGTTATACCAACACAAGGCTAAATAATGGCTGACGACATCAACATTGACGAACAAGAGGACGGCTCGGCATTCGTCGATATGCCTGAGATGAGCACTGAGGAACAGCCTGATGGATCTGCCATTATTGAAATGGAAGACGGTCCAGAATTTAACCCTGAGTTTTACGACAACCTAGCAGATGTAATTAACCAAAGCGAGTTGTCTGAATTAACTTTTCGTTATCTTGACTTGTTGGAGAGCGACAAGCAGGCAAGGGAGTTGAGAGACAAGCAGTATGAAGAAGGTATCAAGCGCACTGGTATGGGCAATGATGCCCCCGGCGGTGCTACGTTCATGGGTGCATCTAAGGTGGTTCACCCTGCTATGGCTGAAGGCTGTGTGGACTTTGCTTCACGAGCGATTAAAGAAATGTTTCCGCCTGATGGCCCTGTTAAGTCAAAGATTGTTGGCAAACAAGACGACGAAAAGGCAGCAATATCAGAGCGCAAAGTCAATTATTTGAACTGGCAGATCACAGAACAGATTGAAGAGTTCCGCGACGAGCAGGAACAGATGCTGACTCAGTTGCCATTGGGTGGATCGCAGTATTTCAAGATTTGGTTCGATGAAGACAAGAAACGCCCATGTGTGGAGTTCTTGCCTATTGACAGAGTGATACTGCCATTTGCGGCGACGAATTTTTATACGGCACAACGTGCTGCTGAAGTCCACGAGATCACAACCTATGAGCTTGAGCGCCGCATCAAGTCGGGCATGTACCGAGACATTAGTTACATCAAAGCCTCAGAATCAATTGAAGAAGGCAAAGTAGCGCAGGCAAACAACAAAGTTGAAGGCAAGAAGTTTCAAGAAAACAAGGACGGCTTGCGTAAGATTTTCCATATCTACGTTTATCTTGAGTTGGAAGATGACAAGCACACCAAAGGCAAGAGTGCTCCTTACATCCTAATGATTGATGAGTTGGATGGTGAGGTTCTGGGCTTGTATCGAAACTGGGAAGAGTCTGACAAAACCATGACCAAGCTAGATTGGATTGTGGAATTCAAGTTCATACCATGGCGCGGTGCCTATGCGATTGGTCTGCCGCATTTGATTGGTGGTCTTAGTGCCGCCCTCACAGGCTCATTGCGTGCTTTGTTGGACTCAGCGCACATTAACAATGCCGCGACCATGCTGAAGCTTAAGGGCGCAAAGATTTCTGGTCAAAGCCAGCAAGTCGATGTAACGCAGATTGTGGAGATTGAGGGTGCACCGGGCGTGCAGGACATTCGCCAGATTGCTATGCCCATGCCATTCAACCCACCTAGCCAAGTGCTGTTTGAGTTGCTAGGCTTCTTAGAAAAGGCTACAAGCAGTGTTTTGACCACGGCTGAGGAAAAGATAGCTGACATCAGTGCACAGGCTCCTGTAGGCACCACACAAGCCTTAATTGAGCAGGGTTCGCAGGTGTACTCATCTATCCACGCACGTTTGCACTCATCGCAAGCTCGCGTACTAAAGATTTTGTGCCGTTTGAATCGTTGGCATTTCAACGACATGCAAAAGTCGGACATCGTCACCGACTTGGAAGTGACGCGAGAAGACTTTGCTAAGAACACCGATGTGGTGCCAGTGTCTGATCCGCATATCTTTTCTGAGACCCAACGCATGGCTCAGAACCAAGCTGTGCTGGCGTTGGCTGAAAAACACCCAGATCAGTTCAATATAAACAAGGTAATTGGTCGTCTGCTCAAACAGATGAAAATACCCAATATCAATGAAATCATGGTCGATCAGCCAGCGCCTGAACAACGCACTTCTGCGGACGAAAACGCCGCAATGTTGATTGGACAGCCTGCTTATGCTTACATACAGCAAGACCACATTGCGCACATTCAAGATCACTTGCAATTTGCTATGAATCCATTTTTTGGTCAGTCGCCATTTGCCGATCCCAACTATCTGAACAATTTGATTGAGCACATCAAACAGCACATGACATTGTGGTACTTGAATCGTGCAAATGGTTATGTTGAGCAGTCAACTGGCAAGCCTGTTGATAACTATGAAGATTCTAAATACACACCAATTATTGATAAGTTATACACAGTAGTTGGTGCCCATGTAATGATGGATACGGAGCAAGTATTTAAAGACTTTACGTCGTCTTTCCAGAAATTGGTTGAGATGTCGCAACAACGACAAAACCAACAACCGAAGTTGCCACCAGATGCGCAAGTGGTTAAAGACACAAGCATGGCGGAGACTCAGCGCAAGACTGTTGCAGATCAAGCTAAACAACAGTTTGAGCAAGCAAAGTTGCAATACGAAACGCAAAAAGCACAAATGGACAATCAGACAAAGATTGACATAGAGAATGCAAAGTTGACACATCAAACGATTCAACATGCAAATGAGTTGGCAATTACGCCACCACCCGCCGCACCTGCGGCACCACCACAAGGAGATTTAAATGGCCTCGGACAATGAGCAAAAAAGCGTATTGGTTAAACAACACAAGCGTATAGCCCAAGGTGTAAAACTAGACGGCACAAAAATGGAACCACAAGGCGGCAATACTAGTCCGACTAGTAAAGCCAAAGGCGGATTGTCAAACGCAAAGAAAAAATGATTGAAGCTCTGATTCATAAAATCAAGATACGCCAAAGTGAGTTACAAGTTTCCATAGCATTAGGGACACCTATGAGTTGGGAAGCGTATCAACGCATGGTAGGAGAGCACCAAGGGTTACAAGCTACCCTTGAAATGATCGACGACATGTTGGAAGAGAAAGAAGACTAACCCTAGCACTGCAAAGTGCGTTTATGCACCTGAGATATGGTGTGGAAAGAAGAAAATGAGTGAACTAAAACCAATCCCTACTATTGAGGGAAAAGAAGGTGTGTCTGACCCAGTTGAATTGGCGTGGGCATTTCCAGAGGTAACCCCCGGTCAACGTCCATTTGGGGGTCGTGTGATTGTTCAGCTTCGTCGAGTAAAGAAGAAGTCAGGAATGATCATCATCGTTGATGAAACCAAGGAAAACGAAAAGTGGAACAACATGATCGGCAAGATCGTGGCTATTGGTCCATTGGCGTTTAAGAATCGAGACACCATGCAACCATGGGCTGAAGGCTCATGGGCTGAGATTGGCGACTTTGTTCGAGTTCCAAGGTGGGGTGGAGACCGTTGGGAGCGTCCAGTTCCTGATGAAGATGGTCAAGATCCTGTTTTATTCATGACGATTAACGACCACGAACTGATATCGGCAGTCACAGATGACCCGTTATCGTTTAAAGCTTACGTTTAAGGGGAAAAATATGGCAACAAATGAACAAAAAGAACTTGCACTCGAAACTATAGAGGCGGATGACGGCTCTGCAGTGGTGGAAGTTGATGAAAAATTGCTCCAATCCGACGAGCTTGAAGAGCAAAACGGCTTTGATAGAGCAAAAGAAGGCGGCGCAAAAGCTGATGCCACTGATGATGACCACCCAGATGATGATGATGAGCTTCGCAATGCCAAGCGCAGTCGTCGTCGGGCTAAAAGGGACTTAGTTCGCAAGACTAATCAAGAAAAAGATGTCCAATTAGTGGCATTGAAACGTGAAAACGAGGAATTTAAACGTCGTTTGAGCCAAGTCGAGCGTAGTTCAAAGACCGAAGGATTGATTCGCATCGATAAAAACCTTGAAGATGCCAATTACCGAGTGGAGTACGCCAAACTAAAGCTGGCTGAGGCAACTCAAAACTCTGACGGACAAGCCATGGTTGAGGCACAAACCCTTTGGAATGCTGCCCAACGAGAAGTTGATGCGCTATTGCATCAACGCCGTCGGGCTGACCAAGAATTGCGCCAACCTCAGCAACAACAAACTGGAGATCCCACTGTTCAGCGTTTTGCACAGCAGTGGATGGCTAAAAATTCTTGGTACAACCCTTTGACAACTGACCCTGACAGTAGGGTTGCAAAAAAGATTGACGAGTTGATGGGAGCACAGGGTTGGGACCCAACTGATCCCGACTATTGGGACGAACTTGACAGTCGTTTGCAAAAAGAGTTACCTCACCGCTACAATGAAACCAATGACAACGATTCCCGTAATGTCAGAAGACCAAGGAATGTTGTGGGTAGCTCAGGACGTGAAGCATCAGCCGCATACGGTGGTTCAAATCGAACCCAGTTTGTACTTTCACCTGAAAGGGTTAAAGCTATGAAGGAAAGTGGCTCTTGGGACAATCCTGAACGTAAAGCAAAGATGATTAAGCAGTACATCGCTTTTGATCGCTCTAACCGCAACTAATCTAAGGGGAATACATTATGGAATCAAAGTTAAAAAAATCTCTCAACGCTGGTGGTCGCCAAGACCGCTCGAACGGGGAAGCATCCCACCAAGCGCCTGAAGATAAGTTCATTTCTACGCAGGAACTAGGAAACATGTGGAGCGAGGAATGGACGCAATCAGCATTGCCAAAACTGCCCAACGTCGATGGGTGGCACCTTTGCTGGCTTTCAACAACCAACAGCTACGACAGCATTGATAAGCGCATTCGCTTAGGGTACGTTCCAGTTAAATCTGAAGAGTTTCCCGGCTTTGACAATTATCGAGTGAAGTCAGGTGAGCATGTTGGTCACATTTCATGCAATGAGATGTTGCTTTACAAGTTACCGATGGAAATTTACCAAAAGGTTATGACTCATATGCATCACGATAAACCTCGTGAAGAAGCAGAGAAGGTCACAATTCAAGCGGCAAATCTTCAAGGTGCTCGTGACAGTAACGGACGTGCATTGGTGAGAGCTGAAGGCGATGGTATTGGCTCTATTGAACAGCAACCAACCAAAACGCCTGTATTTTCAGGCTAACCAAGGAGAAAATTATGTCTAGTACATCAGCTCCGTTTGGCTTGCGCCCTGCGTTCCATCCCTCAGGCTTGGATCGTGCTCAGGCGCTTGCCGGCGGTATCACATCAGGTTATGCCCAAAACATTTTAAAGGGTCAACCTGTCGCTTACTCTGCTTCAGCAGGTGTCATTGTTCCCCTCTTAACCAATCCTGCCTCTGGCTCCGCTGTTGCGTGGTCAGGTGCATTTTCTGGTGTTGAGTGGACTGATACAACTGGTCGTCGCCGTGTATCAAACTACTGGCCTTCAGGCACTGCCTATACCTCTGGCTCATGCGTAGCTTATTTCTACAACGACAACAACATCGTTTATGAAATTCAAGCTGATGGCTCAATGGCGCAAACCACTATTGGTGGCGAGTACAATTTTACTAACGTGACCTCTGGTTCTACTACTACTGGTCTGTCGCAAGCCACTTTGGGTTCTGCAACAGCCGCCAGCAATGGTGTCCAAGGTCAAATGCGTATTGTTGATCTCGGTCAAGGCGTAGACAACGCTTGGGGGGATTCATACACAGTAGTTCGTGTTGTGAATTCATATTCACAATTCTTCGGTGGCTTTACCGCTGTCGTTTAAGGAGTAAATTATGGCCGCACCAATGCGAAGTACGGACTTTAGAAGCATCGTTGAACCAATTTTGAACGAGTGCTTTGATGGAGTCTATGACCAACGTGCCGACGAGTGGAGCCGTGTGTTCCGCGAAGAAGACGGTATTCCCCGTAACTACCACGAAGAGCCTGTCCTTTATGGATTTGGCGCCGCACCCCAGTTGCCTGACGGTACTCCTGTCAGCTACCAACAAGGTGGTGTATTGTTCTTACAGCGTTACCTCTACAAAGTGTATGGCTTGGCCTTCTCTTTGACCAAGGTACTCGTTGAAGACGGCGACCATATTCGTTTGGGTCAAGTTTATGCACGCCACTTGGCACAGTCTTTGGTTGAAACCAAAGAATTGTTGTCAGCCAACGTGTTAAACACAGCCTTCAACAGCGCCTACCCAATTGGCGATGGTGTGTCTTTGACTAACACCGCTCACCCAATTGTGAATGGCACTTTCAGCAACCAGTTGACTACTGCCGCTGTTTTGTCTCAAACATCGCTTGAGCAGATGTTGATTCAGATCCGCCAAGCAGTTGACAACAACGGCAAACGTATTCGTTTGGTTCCACGTCAATTGATCGTGGCTCCCGGCAATATTTTCCAAGCCGAAGTGTTGTTGAAATCTGTTTTGCGCACTGGTAATGCAAATAACGACATCAACCCCATCAAGTCAATTGGCTTGCTGGACGAAGGTGCCGCAGTTCTGTCTCGTTTGACTTCTGCCACTGCATGGTGGGTTCAGACCGATGCTCCAGAGGGCTTTAAGCTCCTGATGCGTCGTCGTTTGGAGAAAACCATGGAAGGCGACTTCGAGACTGACACAATGCGCTACAAAGCGACAGAGCGTTATGCAGTCGGTGTTACTGACCCGCGTGCCGCCTACGGTACACCCGGAGTGTAAAAAGTCAGGGTCGGTGTAATAGCCGACCCTTTTTTGAAACCTGAGTGGTTCAAGCCACAAGGAGAAAAAAATGCCTCAATTTAGTGATGATTTGTTCTTGGGTACTGCCCAAGGTTATATTGGTACAAACAATTCGAGCTACGAATCTGTTATCTCTGGTTCTGTGAGTGGAACCACGTTGACAGTGACAGCGATGTTGTCTGGTGAATCATTGGTTCTCGGACAGTACATCAACGGCTCTGGCGTAACAGCCAACTCATACATTACTGCGTTTGTAACAGGTGCAGGCGGCACAGGTACTTATACCTTGAATGCTTCTTCGTCTGCTACAGGCACAATCACAATGTATGCGGCAGGTAATGCGGGACTGAATGATCCTTCTCCGATGGAAGTCGGCGTAGGCCCATTGGGTCGTACATATGTATGGGATGTGATTCCACAAACCCTGCAAGCCGCAAACATTGCCGCATCGCAAACCCCAGCCGCCGCAAGTAACTTGACATTGACAGCAGGCACTTCTGCTAGATCAGTGACTCGTACTGATGGCACTTCAGTAATTCAACTTGACGTACCTCGTGCATTGCAAGTCGTGTCTGGTACTGCCGCCGCCGCAACTTTGGCTGGTGTTGCAATTACTGGTACTGGTGGTCAAATTTCCTACACTTCGCAATCTGGTTTGGTAAGCGGTCAACGCATGACCATTTCTGGAACTTTGGGCGGTACTGGTTCAATTACTGG